ACGCCATTCACCCGGCGGGCGAAACGCTCTGTGTCGATGGCAAGCAGTTCGCGCCCGTCCAGTGACTGCCGGTAGTAGCTGACGGCAATATCAACCGTCACGGCATTTTCGGAAAGCGTGTCCTTACTCCGCGCATCCGGTGTGACGGTCTGTACAAACCCCTCAATTTCCTCAACCGTACCGCGCGCAGTGCCGTTACCAAGATAGCCCTGATAAGCCGTAAAGCGTGAACGGCTGCCGCTGACAAAACCGAAGCTGGCCAGCATATCCGTATCTATCCCATAAAATTTAACCTGACAGGTCAGTGCTTCCATGCCGTCATCAACCGGGGTGGGCGCATCCTGTGCGCCGGTACGCAAATCCGTTTTAACAATTGCCAGAGACGGCGGCGTAAATTCATGCGCCCCCTGAATACGGATCCCCTGCCGGAAGAAGGTCCAGACGCGTAGTGTGTTTTTATCGCTCATGCTGCAAGCATCTCCTCAAGCGCATAGTTATTGTTCACCCGGACGCGCAGGCTGATAAGTTCAGTCGGCGATTTCGGACCAAAGTCATAGTTGATGTACAGGACACCCGACGCCATGGTTTCCGCGGTGTTCAGTTCTTCATCCAGCCAGGCCCGCCCACCGAATATGGCGCCAAGACCGACCAGTTGCCGCATATAGGCATTGATGGTGCCGATAATGTCATCCGCATTTTCCCGGTCCAGTGGGCGGTCAACATACTCGAGCATGGTTTCCTGAATGCTGTCCTCAATAACATCAGCAGTACGGCGGACAGATTCAAAACGCCACTGAGGATTGGTTGCACACAAACGGTTCCCCCAGTGTTTAAAACCCGCCCGGCGGATAATGGTGGACACGTTCTGCATGTTGAGCAGGTTTGCGTCGCAGTTTTCATCCCCGAGGATAAATTCATCGATCTGCTCAACACCGAGGATGTTGTTGATGTCCTGGTTCGACTTACTCCACCACCAGCCTTTTTCAAAGTCGATGCGGGCGCGCAACCCGGCAGCAAACGCAGAGTAAGGGCGATAAACCAGCTGGCCATCTGCATCGCTCGCCTGGACCCGCGGGCGCAACAGTTCAGTTCGTGCGCCATAGGACTGGCGGCGCTGTACCACTTCCTGCAGCGTCGCACCGGAGGCGCAGTCAACATATGCAACAGCGCGCAATTTCCCGGCCACGGTTTCCAGCCCCTTACCAACCGCATCGTCCTCACTGAATCCCGGCGCTATCACAATACGCGGCTGGTACGTGGTAACAGATTTCGCTGAAGACAGGGTGCCGATCCCCTTCAGTACCGCAGCGCGTCGTTTTGCCACATCGTTTTCATCTGCCACACGCACCACCACCGTCAGCGCATTACGCTGATCGTTAATGTCTGTCAGTGCCTGTTTCAGCGTACCTTTTTCACCCAGGCGGGATAACAGCGTGGTGCCGACGACCGCCACCGGCGTATTGAGCGGAAAGGGTTCATCTTCACCCCCCGCCAATTGCAGGCTGAAGGGCTGGATAATCCCGTCACCGCGCCCGCTTGCACTGACTTTTGCGCCATCAACACCACCGACAGCCTCAGCAACGTCTCCGGGTTTAGCCGTGATAACACCGTGCTCATCACAACCCAGCGTGATGTTCAGTGTCAGCGATTCAGGATCCCAGCTTGCTGACGTCACAACCGCAGCAGGATTTTCGGCTGCCGGCTGTCCTGCCAGCGCAGCGACATTGATGACATTGCCTTCCCGCCCCTTAATGGTTGCAGTGAAGTCGATAACGTTATCGAGAATGGGTGTACCGGATGATCCCGATGCGGCTGTTCCCCCCGACGCATCAGGTGCCGTTCCCACCAGGCCGATAATGGCGGTCTGAATCGTGGTAACCGCCACCGTACCCGAGGTGAGTTCAATAGTTTCAACGCCATGTAACTGAGACATGTTTTTTCTCCAGGCATAAAAAAACCTGCCGCAGCAGGTCACATTTTCTGATTTGGTTTATCGGTGAGCCCGCCGCTATCGCCGCGGTGATCGTGGTTGTTAAAGACTTCACGTATCTTGCTCATGCTGCCGGATTTATCCGTTATCTCCTTTGACGCCCCGATATTCCCTGTAACCGACGTGTCAGCATTAATCTGGGTTTTGCCCTGGACTGTCAGGGTATCCGTAATTTCAACCGGACCATCCAGCGTGCCTTTACCGACAATTTTGTAGGTTCCGCCATCAGCCAGCGTAATCGTCAGGGCATGCGCGTTCCTGTCATAACGGATCTCGGTCCCGTCGCTATAACGGGTAATGTGCTCGCTGTCACTTCCTTCTGGCACCGGCAGCTTTCCCGTGTTCCAGCCGGGAAACACCCGTCCGTTGTTGAGCTCTCCGGCCTCGGACAGGACCGTAACCGCATCCCCCACGGCATAAGGATTTGAATCCGCCCGGTTAGTTCCTGAAAACCCCTGGCACAACGGCAGCCAGGTCGTGATGATATCCCCCAAATCCACCCGGCATTTTGGGATGCGATCGTGCCTGACGGAGTGGATAACGCCGCGCCGGACAAGGTTCGCCAGTCTGCGCTGCAGGTCGCCTGCTATATCACTCATGGGGCTGAGCCTCCCAGATAAGCTGATAGTCATCCACGTGATTACGGCCCGTATCAGGTGCAGCCCCCAGCCAGGCCTGCTGCAGAGGCATGCCATTGTTTGCAAAGGGGTCAGCACCAAATGCAGCCGCCTGGGTGAATGAAATACGCCAGACCAGATAATCATCCATTCGCGGATCAAACTCATCACGTTCAGCCGTGGTGAATACCGCAGGCTCAATATGGCCCAGACCAAACTGCTGCCCGTCAATCCACTGGGTAATATCGGCCGCAGCGGTTCTGACAAAGATTTCAGGCTGACTCACACCCGACCCGGCGGCATCCACCACCACGAAGAGATCACAGGTTAAATTAACGCTGAGTTGTCCCTCATTTCCTCCGCCCTGTTCCCAGCAGTTAATCGAGAAATACACCGCGGGCGTGGTCAGCCCCGAAAAGCGGGGAACATTTCGTTCCGGATACGCACCGGCATCACGCACCCATCCGATTTTTTTTAATGCGTCAGTCACAGCATCGTGATACCGCCCCAGCAACAGTGGCTCGGCCATCGTTCGTTACCTCAGACAGAAATACGGGCTTTTACGCGCCCGCGAATGTCGGTTTCAAAGTGATGCATAAAAATCTCCATCGCTTCCGCAAATGCGTTGTCCTCGATGTAGTTCAGCATCGGTTCGTAGATATCCATTTCTGCTTCGAGTGTCCGGCGGGTCTGGGGATCGCGAATAACCACCGTCCGGCGATTATCCCGTTTTGAACGGGACACCTCCCCGTTTTCAAACGACCGTTCGCTCAGCAGATTCCCTTTCGGGGAAAATCCGGCGTTATCTGCCTGGCGGCGTGCTTTAATAAAACGCCCCGTGTTGCGGTCACGCCGGGTATGGTGCGGTCGCAGCCGCCCGTTGATTCGTCCTTTAAGGTCTTTCACCTTAATGGCATTCAGCCCGAACCAGAGCCGGAAGTTATCCAGTTGCGATCCCCTGTCCAGGCGAAAAGACAGCAGACGGCGCCGGACCAGATCCATACTGCGTGGGGCCAGCCCGTCTTTCAGATCTGCCATTGCTTTCTTTCGCAGCGTGGCGGCAGTACGCCTGAGCGCGCGCGAGTATGCTGCACGGAACTGTTTTTGCGTCGCACCGATACTGTCCGCAAGTCGCCAGATAACATCCACATCAATATCGACGGGTAAATCCCGTCGCAGTCGAGACTCCCGCGCCATATCAGCTCCATTTATCGATCTGAGGCTGTGTCTTGCCGGGTTCCCCATATGCCAGCGTGACGCGGCTCCGCCCTTCTTCATCCGCGCCGATATGTGTCACCCGGTAAGGGATGGTATTGATCACCACACCGTCATGTTTTTCGAGACCGGAAATATCCGCAGTCATTGCACTGAACGCCGGAGAATGGTTCTGAATTTCCCCGCCGCCCGGTACACCCGACAGCGCATCCGGTGATTCAAAAATCACGGTCACCAGACGCGGGCCTTCACCCGTTTGCAGGCATGCAGGGACTTCTTCGGCAAACGCCCGGTTAATCCGGGCATCTGCTTTAGCCAAACGCTCCCGGAACCGGCTCATCAGAACCCCAGGCGGACGGCAACATCAGTATCATCCGCCTCAGCTGCTCCCCAGGCGGAACCAACAACCGGGTTTGGCGTTGCATCATCGCCTTTTGCCACCGTCAGCTTGCCGCCAGCCAGATACAGTTTCTGGCCTGCCGCAATTTCTTCTGCCGCTTTAGGCAGCACATAAACACCGGCCATATGCAGTGTTCCCCACTCGCCAGCAGGAATATCGTTGTGTGCCACCCCGGCAATTCCGCCGACCGCCACCAGCGCACCGGATGAAACGGCATCAACACCCGCATTGTGATAATCCAGTGTGGTACCGTCCTGCTGATAGTTATTCGCCATGTTTTTTCTCCATAAAAGGAAAAGGCGACCAGCGCCGCCTTCAGGGATAAAAAAACCGCCAGGTGGCGGTCGTTATTTTTTGGTGACTTTAACCAGCCCGCGCCAGTCGAGCGGAGCCACCCCCGCATCAATGCGCACCTTGAATGCGGCGCCGTCCACAGTGAAGCCCTGCTGCTGTTCCAGATATGGCGTGTCGATACCGTCGAGATACGCCACTTCAATGGTGTCGCGCCCCTGCGCAGCAGTCAGGTAATAATCGGTCGGGCTGCTGTCATCTAGGCGGGCCTCAGAAGCCACGGTCACAAAGTTCTGGATCGGGTTAACGATCCCGCTGTTCGCGTCTGCACCCGGTACACTGGCGGACTTAATCAGCTGATTTGCCCGTGACTCAATTGCCACTGGCGTCAGCATGTAGGCCGGACGAATATTCAGACGGCGATCGCCGGATTTTTGCAGCAGCATTGCCTTACGCGCAGTATCCAGCCCTTCAATAGTCAGATCGGCTGTAACAAGGTTGCCATGATCGGCGTGGAACAACGGCTTACCGTCCGACATTTTCGGATTGCTGGTCAGTACAGCCCAGACCAGATCGCCGACGGTGGCTCGCGCAGCAAGCCCCATTGCCTGCGGGATACGCGTCAGCATATCCAGGTCGTCGTTGATGATAGTCTGGCGGTCAATGCTGAAAAGCTCACCATAGGTGGCCAGTGCAATCGGCTCACCACGATCCTTAATGGTGACATATTTATACTCCGCCCCGGCGCGAACCTTACGCAGCGATGCCAGTGATTCCAGACCAACGCGGTGCGCGGTTTTGAAATCAGTCAGCGTGCCTTTACGGGTCCACTGTTCGAATGTTTCGCTGGCCTCATCCCAGCCAAGCAATGCCGCCTTATGCGCCACATCCATCAGGATATTGCCGAAATCGCTGCTGCTGTGGGTGAACGCCAGCCCGACCATCGCCTGTGCGGTACCGACACCAGAAATACCGATACCACGATCCACCAGCGACGCGCGCGCCAGCTCACGCAGGGTATACCCGTTGTAGGCGTTATCTTTTTCTGCCTGCGCATAGCCCGCACGGTTCATTACCGCCGCACGAATGGAATCACCAACAATGTTCCCGTTTCCCGCGTGAATGTGAACTGCACCTGGTCCGGCACTCGGGGTAGTCCCTGCCGCCAGCGCATTGAGCAATTTGGTACGGGCCTGTTCCGCTGAGCAGGAAATATCCGTGATACATTCTGCTTTCAGGGAGCCGAAAGCAGGAAACGCATCAAACACAGAGGAAACTGCGCTGACTCGTTCAGTATTCGCCGCCTGCATCTGCTGCTGGAGCTGGGCGGCCAGCGCGGTAATGTCGATATTTCCTGCCAGCGGTTGCTGGGTGGGTTGCTGTGCCGGTGGGTTATTTGCGGCCTGCGGCGCCGGGTTTTGTGCGGGTTGCGGCTGACTGACAGGAGCTTCGGCACGCGGCCCAAAAAGGTTGTTAATCTGTTCTGGCATATTCTGGTAATCCTTCAGTTTATTTTGATTCACACAGGCCGCAGCCTGCAGTTCTGGTTCAAGCGTGTCAGCGAAACCTTTTTCCACCGCCTCCGCGCCATTAAGCCAGGTTTCAGCTTTCAGCATCGCTTCCAGTTCTTCCTGCCCCAGCCCGGTCTTGTTCATGTAGGCACTGAGCATCAGCGCTTCATTACGATCAAGCCAAGCAGCGTAGTCACGCATATCATCGGAATCCCCGGCGATCCCGCCCCACGGCTTGTGTACCATCAGCCAGGCGTTTTCCGGCATATGCACCGTGGCACCGGGCAGGCAGACAATCATTGAAGCCATACTGGCAGCCACGCCATCCACCCAGATATCCAGCTTCGCTTTCAGACGGGACAAGGTGTTAAAGATGGCAAATCCCTGCATCACATCGCCGCCCGGGCTGTGGATATGCAGATCGACGGCGCTGGCCTCAAACACTCCGGCCTCTTTACAGTCGGAGACAAACTGCTGAGCGGTAATCCCCCAGCCGCCGATCACGTCATAGAGAAATATTTCCACGCGTCCTGCAGCCAGGGCGCGTATCTCATACCAGCACTGACCGTTTGCGGCATCGATACCAGCCACACTGGCGCGGGGATTAATCATCGTCCCGCGACGGGGCGGGCTTATCATTTGCTGCATCAGGGAGCACTCCTTTATCGTTGGCGGCGTCTGAGTCGAACACCAGCCCGTTTTCTCGGTTGAATTCGGTTTCACGCATACGCTGTCGCTTCACCTCCTGGGGGGATTGCCCGCGGGCGCGGATCCACTCCGCTTCAGTTCCCGCACCACCGCGCACAATTCCCCGCCAGGCCATTGCCTCTTTTACAGGGTCAATCCACGGCATAACCGGGCCAAGATAGGTCGCATTAAAGAGGGTTGTTCGATCCACATCCGGTGGGATATCTGTCGTTAACAGCGCCATCGCCAGCCAGGCGCGGTATACCGGGCGACTGTGCTGACCAACAAACCATTGCTGCAGGACGTTATAGCCTTCGTAGCTTTCCACCAGTTCCTGGCGCTGGGCGCTGTATGTGCCATTGTAGTCACGGGCAATGCTGGAATAGCTTCCCCGGCTTCCGGCGGCAACAGCACGTAATTGCCCGTTGCGAAACTCATGAAGATGGACATTCGGACGATTGGACTCGACCATGCCCAGATCTTCGCCCGGTGCCAGATCGTCAAAAATCATCCCGGGCGCGATATCAAAATAGCGGTATTTATTTTCTGACGGCTTCCAGTCATCTTCTTGTGGGAAAGTAGCGGCATCACCTCTCTTGATATAAAAGCCCAGCGCGGCAGCGATTCTTGCTGCCACGCGTTCACTCTCTTCGTAATCCTTAATGAAACGAATTGAAATAACTCACTGATTTTTAGCTATGTTTCATAGCCAGAATATGCAGAGGAAGGAAGTTGCAATACACATTGCAATACACAGAGAAAGTTAATAAAAAAGGCCGCTAACGCGGCCTAGGGAAAACTGACGGATTCAAAGCCCAAGGCTTTTTTTAATTAACTCACCCACAATAGGCCACATAACAGGTTGCACTGATTCCCAAAGAGGGCCACAGACTTTGGTCAATATAGATTTTGCCTGCTTGCCATCACCTTCATTTGCAGCATCAACAGCTGATTGAATCCCTTCTTTTTCGACTTCAGAAATTGGCATGCCCTGCTGCGCTAAAATGGAAAGCAGCTGATTGACAATGTCGTTATCCGTTCCACTCGTGACTGTCATAGATTGCTCGGCATTTTCACCGGCAGCCAATTGGAGATTAGTAAAGGAACCACCGTGTATATTGACCGTATTAATAACCCTTTGTACTCTCTGCTGCGGGCGGTTAGGTGCTTTTCTCGACTCTTTGTAACCATTTTGGGTCAAATATGCGTACTCTCGTTGTTTAAATCCACCAATAAAAACAAGAGAACTAGAGACGCTACTATGATTTTCATATGGGCCGGTATCTACGAGTCTTGCTTTTTCGAGATCCGAGAAGGCAACCTCAAAATCAACTTGAGTAATATCCTCAGAAACACAAACAGCTGTTGCTAATGCAGCCAACGTCGGCCCTTCGTATCCCTCCTCAAGTTCTTTAAAGCCAAGCCCTCTCTCATTGAAATCGCCTAATAATGTCGCTAAGATCTGTTTCGCTGCTTCGTCTAATTGTCCGGCCATTTTATTTTTCTCAGTGAGTTAAGTCATTCATACTATTGGGGATTCATATTTTTAAATCAAGCCACCAAACTTTAATTATTAGATTTTTTCAAAGGCCATCCATCACTTGTGTCACATTCCTCAACTTTCCTCGCCATTCCATCTCTCAGATCGTCAATAATGACTTGAACACGTGTAACAGCTGTTGGTGTAAGAGCACAGTCGCGTTCCAGAATATCTGGCAGTGTTTCCAGCACCATAACGACCGCTTTCGCAAGTGAGGCGTATTCGCGGGCCACTTCCTCTACAGGAATCAATTCCCGTGAGGCTGCTTCAAATTTCAGTCTTTCATTTTCTGACTGATACCAGGCTTTTCGGTCCTGCGGTGACATCTCACCATTTTCTTTCATTGATGGTGTCAGTAATGCCTGAAGCGCTGCTCCCAGTTCGTACAACTTGAGATTTTCACCATTACCGCCAGCCAGCTCCATATCACGCAGACGCCGGGCAACAAGGTTTCGGTTCATGCCCACCAGCTCCGCCAGTTGCGTAACATTTACCTGCGTTTTACTCAATTTCATCCTTACCTCTGCTGCACGGTCGCTTTTGCAGCAAAAGCAACCTGAATCATTATTTTTCAGTTAGTTAACCTGTCGCTGCTGCACGCATAAAATGCGAAAAATCAGCCGTTTTCCGCGTGTCGCCGCCCCCTCGGTGTACATAATCGCCAGGAGGACCCGTAAAAAAGGCGGCCCGAAGACCGCCAAAGGATTACCACCAGAATTCATTAAGCCCCTTCCGACTTCACCAGGCCGCGCCAGTCAAGTGGGGCAACTCCCGCATCGATACGTACCTTGAACGTTACACCATCAACGGTGAAGCCCTGCTGTTGCTCCAGGTATGGCGTTTCAATACCGTCCAGATAAGCCACCTCGATTGTGTCTTCTCCCTGTCCCGCCAGCATGTACCAGGCCTTAAGACTTTCAGCATCCAGCCGCGGCTCAGTAATTACAGTCAGCGCATCGTTATACGGGTTGAATACCCCGCTGTTCTGCGCTTCAGGTAACGAGGTGGAACGAATCAGTTGATTGGCTTTATCCTCCAGTTCAACCGGGACCAGCAGGAAGCGTGGCGGGATATTAAGAACAGCACCAGCGCCGTTCTTCTGCATACGCATCACTTTTCGCCCGGCACTCAGCCCCGGGATATCCAGTGCAATCTTCATCAGGTTGTTATGTGCTGCATCGAAAATTGCTTTGCCATCGCCCATTTTGGGATTGCCCAACAACACGGCATAGACCAGATCCCCGACCGTACGGCTTGCGGCCGCGCCCATTTTTTGAGGAATGCTCGTTAAGGCACTCATATCATCGTTAATGATGGCCTGGCGATCGATACTGAATAGTTCGCCGTAAGTCGCGAGAGCAATTGGCTCGCTACGATCTGAGGTCGTGGCATATTTATATTCAGCCCCCGGGCGAACCTCTCGCAGCGACTTGAAGCCGTCCAGACCAGCCCGATGGGATACTTTGAAATCAGGCAGCGTCCCTTTTTTCGTCCACTGCTGGAATGTTTCAGGCGAGTTATCCCAGCCTTTCAACAGAGATTTATTCGCAACGTCTGCCAGGATGCCACCAAAATCACTGCTGCTGTGTGTAAACGCCATTCCGACCATACCCAGCGGATTGCCCGGTATACCGCTTACACCACGATCCACCAGCGAAGCTCGCGCCAGTTCCCGCAGCGTATAACCGTTATAGCGGTTATCTTTTTCAGCTTTTTCCAGCCCTGTACGCGCCAGCAATGCCGCCTTAACTGAGTCCCCTACAATGTTCCCGTTTCCTGAGTACACGTTATATGCTCCTGGTCCGGCACACGGTGTCGTTCCCGCAGCCAGATTGGTTAGAATTTTTTGTCTGGCCTGCGCCTCGGTGATGCAGCCGCTCACAAACTCAGCCCGGATACCGGCGGCCCACTCATGCCCCGCAAAAGCAGCAAAAAGAACGTCTGCTTTCTGCTCTGTGTTTTCTGGCTGGCTGGTGGTCTTCATCGCTTCACGCAGTTGTTCCGGCGTTCGGGTAAATTTTGCCACCAGCGAATCACAGCCCGGCGCCATCGCGAACATCTGCCCTTCTGCCGGGTAGATTTCATCCACAAAACCTTTTTCTTTTGCCTCCGCTGCCGTCAGCCAGGTTTCTGCATCCATCATGGCTTTTACTTCCGCTTCGGGAAGACCGGATTTAGCTACATAGGTGGCCAGCATCGTTTTACCGATTTTTTCCAGCACTTCCGCATGCCGTTGCATGTCCCCAGCCTCACCCGCCATAACCCCCCAAGGATTGTGAACCATCCACCAGCCGTTATCAGCCATAGCAACACGTTTAGCTCCCAGCGCAACGATGGTCGCCATTGATGCGGCAATACCATCAATACGGGCAACCGTATGGCCTTTGTAACCGCGTAAGGCGTTAAAAATCGCCATTCCGTCAGTAACGTTTCCGCCACCGCTATTGATTGCGACTGTTACCGGGCCTTGTGCCACCTGCAGGGCATCACGGAAGCGTTTCGCCGTCATCCCTTCTATCGGTTCATACAGTGATATTTCCATTGCAGACCAGCCTTACAGCGCACCGGGCGCGTCGATTTTTGCAGGAGTTATCCCCAATTTTTCACGCAGCAGAGAACG